TGTAAGTTGCGAATATCAATTACGCCACCTTGATGGTTAATAAATCCGATCTGAGGATTGACTACAATCTTATTTGCAGTGGAACCATATTTGATTAAACGTAAATTTGCACCATCATCGTCTAGGTAATGCAACTCATCGCTGTTAGCAATATAAAAACCTGTGGTAGAGATTGATCCACCTGCAACTTCAGAGAAGAAAATTGGGTTAATTAAGTTAATTAGATATTGAGCAGATACGTTATAACGTGGAGTCAGTTTTCTACGTAGAGCTACAGTTGTAATATTGCTAACGATAGACGCTTCGCAAGTATCGATTAAACGAGAAAGTTTAGAGAACTTAAATATACTCTCAAATCTTTCTAATTCATTGGTATCATAGTCGAATATAGTATTAGTTATGATAGTTTTAAGTTCTTCAGCTGAGCGAGTTGTTTCTCTATCATTGTAATATGCTGTTACAGTTAAAGCAATGTTAATAGAATCCGCATCGACAATTTCTGGTTGAACTGATACTACGTTTTTACTATTTAAAATAGTAGAAATTAAATTTGATTTTTCAGCGGTAGTAAGTTTAGAAGCATCAACAGGTTTAACACAAATAAATATTTTGCCATATACAGGTGGATTATTATCTTCGCCACCCCAAACAGAAACTGATTTTGCGTTTGGTAAAGCTGAATAAATAACAGCTTTATAATCTTCTGGTGTTACAGCACGATTTTGAGCAGCATAAGTTCTTGGTGCATTGAAACGAATTGATTCAATATCTTCGGCTGCAGCACCACCAGTGGCAATTACTGTTGTAGAAATATTGTTGGTAGCATTAGAAATTAATGTATTACCAGTATAATTAAATAATCTTGCGCCATTTGGTGCGCTAAGATTTGACGCCATATATTCAACATGAACAACATTACCGTTATCTAATTTTTTACCAATAACTCCATCACCAAAAGTAATTTGATATAATCCATCATCAATCTCTTTGACAAAATATACTCTAGTTGTTGAGTTGGCGATAGTTATATCATTACCATTAGTATATGTTTCAAAAACAGAACTAGAAGAAGATTCTTGAACTTGAACTTTTAATGTTGTTAAATCAATTGTGCTGTTTGGAATAACATAAATCGAACCAGCAGTAACTGGCCATTTAAATGTTAGTGGAGTACCTTCAATAATTTTAATATTTGGAAATGTATATTGAGTTCCTGCACCAGTAATAGTATAAGAAGAAGTGTTATAAAATGTATACTGCACACCATTAACTGAAGTTGAAAATGTGCTATAAGCAGGTAATGTTAAAACACTTGGTCCAACAGTTGGTGTAGTTAAGGTTAAAGAAATTGTAGCCTTAGAACAAATAGCAGATCGTGGAACATAACCTAACATCTTAGATAAAGAAACAACACTGTTTCTTTTGCTGGCAGAATCCAAAAACATTTCATTAATTGTCATGTTGTTGTAAAGAGCATTATAATGTGTATTATATGCCAATACGTCCATCAAGACAGACATACCCGAACCTTCAAAATCATAATCTTGGAAAGTCTCTTGTCCCTTCAAGAATGTTTTAATGTTTTGTTTAATAGCATCGAAATCTAGTTCGGCTACATTAATCTTTTTATTTGCCATTATCGGGTTCTCTCTAGTGCTATAGTCAACACAAGTGGTTTTACAGTATTAACTATTTTAAAAGTAATAGTTACATTAACTGCGTTTAAGTCCATGTTAGTATCACAGTCTACATCTAACAAAACTACTCTTGGTTCAAAGTTATTAACAGAGTCTATAATTGCTTGTCTAATGAGCAAATTAGTCATCGGACCTGCTGGCTCAAATAACAGACGTTTAATAGGTGTGCCAACCTCACTATGGAAATGTCTCTCATAGTTAGAAGTTAGGATTAGATTCTTCAGACTAGTTTTAATCGCATTTTCATCATAACGCATTGTAATATCTTTAGTTACTGGATGAGCAGTAAAATTTAGATCTAAGTCAGAGAATGTTCTTGTAGTTAGTGCCATCTATTATTTAGTCTTTATTCTATGAAGGATTTAGGAGAACCTTGGGCAATTGCGTCGCCATCGGACAGATTATCACCAATTCTTGCAGCTTTAAACCCTTCTATGTTAGTTTTACTTGCTCCGCTAGATGGATAACGAATATCAGAGTTATGAGTAGTATTTCCTCTGGTATGCGCAGCAAATTTACAGTTTGGTGATACTACTCCAGGATATTTACCATCAAAATAAGTCTTGGCTACAGGAGTTGTAATCATGGCTGTAGGAGGAAACCCACCATGTCCCGTTGATTTATCTCCAAGTCGGCTAACTGCTGGCATTATCTTGACACCAATCTAGTTTGAGCAATAGCAGTTTGTAACCTAGTTTTACCAGTATCCCAATTATTATTCACAGTCACCTCGTAAGTCTGCGTCGAAACCACAGTAGAACCACTTTTAGCAGTTGCGGTATAAGTGAAAATTTTATTAAGACTCATATTCGGAGAATAGCTAATTATCTCATAAGGATTGGTTATGTAACTAAACTTTGTAGTATTAACCATCTGTCTATTTATGTTTTTGTAGATAATCCCATAATCAAAACTATCTGAATAATATCCTGAAATTGAAGATCCAACAGTAATAGTTGGATGGGCTTCAGTTGCAGTTATGGTTACTGGAAGAGCAGTTGTTCCTGCTAATCCTGTAATTGGATCTATACTATCGTCAATATACGTTGGAGTGAAAGAGATGTTTACATTCTCGTCAGTACTTCCTAACGCAGTAGTCGATGGTGTCCAAGCCATTATGCAGTTCCAAACAAGAAGATACCTTTAGATCCAGCTTGAACAACTCCAGCACTATTCACCACAGAATCGTCAATCATACTAAATGCCATCTTGGCATTACCATCAGTTGAGTATGAAATATGAATCCAGTTTTGCCAAGCAGTTCCAGGATTACCTTTAGATCCAGGCTTACGATATTCTAAAATAATTTGATTATACGGTAACATTTTTTCCAAATCAACCGCAAGTTGCCACATTTCTTTAAATGATCTTCTTGGTAAGTATTGCATATCAAATGCTCTACCTTTGTTGTGATCAGATCCATTGGTTCCGTTTCTTAAACCCGAGTTAATTGACCACATACCCTTTGATGATTGAGGAGCATACACGCCAGAAGTTGGACCTAGTAATGTATAAATTGGTTCTAATACATTTTCCGCAAGAGCAGCAAGATTGGCAACCATATCTTGCTTAGTATAAACTCTTGCTGCGCCACGTTGTCCAACTGATGGTGGTAATGTATAATCACCCCACTGATAATCTGGTTTGACTAACTGCCCAATTTTAAAGTTTTTAGATATTGAATATGAAGAAGGGAAATCTGATCTAGCAAGAATTGGTCCTTTATCGATCTCTTTACCTTTTATAGTATTTCCCGAAGGAATAACTGCTTCCTGAGCCTCAGCTGGTGCTTTATTTTCAGGTGCTTGATAAGTTGGATTATTGAATTGAACTTCTTTTTCTTTCTGTCCTGCAGGAGTTTGCCATTCATCAGGAGTTTCAAATTTAGCAATCTCTTCAAAAGATCTACCAGGAGGTTGTAAATTGTCAAAAACTGGAACAACAGCATTAAGCAACTCTGGTGCAGTTAAATCAATCTTCTCGACAGCAACTGGTTCTGCAGCAGCAGCGCCATTACCAAACTGTCCTTCTGAATAGTCAACGTGCATAGCAGCACCTGACAGAATATTCATTTCACCAGTTGAGTTAATGTTTGTAGTTGCTGCTAAATTTACATATCCAGCATCACTCTTACTTTCAATATTACCTACTGCGTAAGTTTGATGTGTTCCTAAAGAGCCTTGTCTAATATTAGCTGCTTGAACATTAAAATCTCCATCTACTTTAAGATTAAAATCTTGTCCAACAGTCATATCTAAATCACCAGCAATACCCAACTCTGTATCACCTTTTAATAGAATACTACTACGACCTTCTACTTCGATATTAGCATCACCTTGAATTAAAACATTTATTTTTCCACCAACAGTTAAGTTTGCAGAACCAACAATATAGATATTATCATTACGCATTGTTACCGAGTAACGATCGCCAACAACAAAATGAACTTCAGATCCATTTGGATCTATCTCGTTAAATGTTCCCTTACGATGATACAGATGAATACGTTCTCCACTGGGAGAATCATCGAATTCAAAAATATGTCCTGATTCAGTTTCCATAACTTTATTGTATGGATACATTGTATTATATGAAGAAAGAGGTTGTGACCATCTACCACCTGCTGCAGTGGGAACATCATTCTTTCTCATTGTATCTTTAAACTTAAAACAAGTACCTTCAATAACACCACGTGCAAGACGATTGGTGTCAGCTTCATTCATGTGATCACGAAGTGGATATTTACCTGAAGGATCTGTAAATCCAAGTTTATCAGATTGAGAAGTTCTATCTTCTTTATATGCTTCTTTTTTATCTGGTGGTGCTGCAGCAATTTCAGCTGGAGTTAGATTTGGTTCTGTTGCTGTTGCAGACTTATTAGTTGAATCTGGTTGGTTTGCGCCACCATAGAAATATTCATAATATTTTAATTTTACTGCAGATATATCGGGACTATTAACACCTACTGCAGCTTTAGCAGCTAGGAAAAATCCTGGATCATACATTAAAGTTGCATAATTTTTAACACGATCTTTAATATAAAGAGCTGCAACTAACGCTGATGCTTCTAGATCATCATCAAGAGAATCTGGATTATTTACAATATCAATATTCAATCCAGCAGCTTTACCAAGTTTCTGATATCGCTCATAGTTACCACGACCAGTTAGTTGGATAAACCCACGTCCGAAATATTTTCCGCCATCTTCATCGCTTTTATTCCCAAGCATTTTACCCTTGCCATAGGTTGTACCATAAAAGAATGCGAAAAATTCAGCTCTAGTCATACCTTTCTTTTCAGCATATGAATATTTCTGAACTTGCTCATTAGTCAAATTTTTAAATATTTCTTTCAGTCTAACTGGGTTATATGTCATTCCTTCTTTTTGAGGAACCCACTTAGATTCTCCACCAGCAATACCAAGCAACGCACACTTTGCATACTTTGTTGTAAGACCAACTTTGTCGCATGCTGCAATCAATGCTTGAATACCTGCAGTTGCTTTATTGCTTGCTCCAGATTTTGGAGGAGGTGTTGTTGGTATAGCAGTATTATCAACTGTTAAAGCACTTGCTGCTGGAACAGGTGCAGGTGTTGGAGCTTTCGGTGCAGAGTTACTTGCTTGGTTAGTACCTGTTCTGATTGGAGTACCATCGCCAGAAGTTACTGGAGTTCCATCACCACTCACCAATACACTTCCAATTTCTGGATCACCAGTAGTATCAGAACCAATAAGAGAATCACCTGAGTCTGCAGCTGCTCTGGCACCACTCTTTGTTTGAGGGATACCACCAATAGTACCTAACATAATTGGCTGTTGTAAATCTTTATCACGAAACATAACAACAACCCAAGTTCCAGGAACGGGACCAACAGGAGATGAACCAATACCACTAATTGCAGCAGAGGTTACAGGTTGCATCGGGTAAGCCCAAGGTAACTCCTCTGTTGGTAATAAAGTTTTATCGTCTGTGTGCAGACCAACTATTCGTACTTGGCAACGACCAAGTTTATGAGGATCTAACCTATTCTCAACTACACCTGTATACAAATCCATTATTTCTTCCCGTCAAGGTTTATCATCAAAGAATCTTTAATCAGTTCCAAAGTACACTCATGTTTCTCACGAGTGATGAAATGATTAACAGCAGAAATAAGATAATTTCCTGAAAACATTTTATCAACAGTATCTTTATCTTTTTTACTTATGGGTTCTACTTTATTCAATTTTAAATAAACTTTTTTACCAACAGTATAA